CATTATCAGGTTATATGCAAGGTTTAGACTATATTAACCCTGCAAAAATGATAGGTGATATGACTTCAGGTTTAGGTTCTGTACCACAAGATATTAAAGAAGGTAATTATTTAAAAGCAGGGTTAAGTGTAGCAAGTCCTTTATTTACAGGTGCTGTAGCAGGTATTGGAACACAAGGATTGAAACCTTTTGTTAATAATCTTGTAAATCCTTTAGCTGGTACAGGAGAAGTAATTAACAATTTAGGTAATAAGTATTTACCTAATGCTTATAAATTAAACCCTTCTGCTTTCAAACCTAACTCTGAAGCTTATTATAGAATAATTGGAAATGAAGAAGGGCTAGATGATTTAGTAAATAGTGGAGTATTAAGAAGTAACCCTAATAATTTAAATAAAAAAGGATCTTTAATGTATAAAGACCCTTACTTTTCTAAAGGTGTTATTTTTGATAAAGATTATTATAAAAATAACCCTTATAAGGGTAAATATGTAGCAGAAGTATCTGACATAGAAATGCACCATAATCCTCCAGGATCTTTTTCATTTGATAATAATATAGCTATACCTAAAGAACCAATTAAAATAAATAATACAAATTTAAAATTGTATGAAAAAGATTGGTTAAAAGGATATAAACCAATAGAAATTCCTAAAAAAGGATTTAACTCAGAAATAAATTGGGGTAAATGGAATAAAGAAATTCCTGAAAATACTCAATTAATGCAGGAATATAATGCAATAGAACAACAAGCTAAAGCTAATGGTACATGGATGAAAAATCCTGATGGTTCTGTATTTCAAGGAACTCCTGAACAGTTTGTACAACAACAAAGTCAAAACTTTAAAAATGCTTTTGGTAATTCTAAATTAATACATCCTGATGGTTCACCAACTATTCAATACCATGGTTCTGCTAAAAAGTTTGATACTTTTGATGAATCTAAATTTCAATTGGGAGATTCTGGATATTCTGGGAAAGGAATTTATACAAGCCCCTCTAAAACAACTGCTAATAGTTATGCGGTATCTTCTGCTAAATTTCATAAAGGAGATATAGAGCCTACAGTTTATGAATTATACGGACAAGCAAATAATCCCATAAGCAGTTCTCAACTAATAAATGAAAATAAAGGTAGAGATCTATTTAATTTTCACAGGGATAGGAACTGGCAAGGAGAACTATCTCCCTATGAAAGTTTAAGAGAATATGATGCAGCAATAAGTGATCAGCTTACAGGTGTTCAAAATATAAGACCTTGGTATGATGCAAGAGAAGTAGTGTTTCCTACAAATAAACAACTTAAATCAGCAATAGGTAATAATGGAATGTTTGATATGACTAATCCTAATATATATAAAACATTAGTTCCTGGAGTAATAGGTCTAGGAGCTGCTTCTCAAATAGATAAAAAACAAAATGGAGGTAACATAACAAGAGAAAGTGATAAACCTATCAAATATGGTTATGGTGGAAGTGTATCTTACAAAGATTTTAAGAAAAAATATAAAGATTTATAATACTTTGGCTATAGTTACATGAAAAATCTTTAAAAACTAGTTTGAATAATAAATAAAAAATTATTAACTTTACACCTATATGGAACAAAACACAATCACATTAGACCTTTTTGATGATAATCAAAACGTACCATTATTGGAAGATGAGGTCTCTAAACAAAAAAAACAAACAGAACAAGTAGTAGAAGAAGATGAAATAGATTTTACTACAGAAGATACTGAAGAAGATACTGATTCAGATATTGAAAATGAAGGAAATGAGTATGATACTTTATCAGATGATGACAAAGAACTCTTAGATAGAGTTAAATCTTTAAAAGAAATTGGTGCATTATTTCTTCCTGATGACTATGAAATTGAATCCTTAGAAAAAGCTGTACAAGATTCAGAAATTTTACGCAATCAAGCAGCACTTAATAGTATATATCAAGGAATACCTAATACAGAAATTCCTGGTATTGGAAACGCAAGAGATTTGTTTAAATATATTGTAGAAACAGGTGGTAAAGACTTATCTTCATTTGTAAAGGTAAATGATACCACTAGTTATGACAAATTAGATTTAGATAACACTGAAGATTGTAAAACCATTCTTAGGACAGCTTATAAAAAAAGAGGTTTCTCTGATGCTAAAGTAGAAAAACTAATTGCTAGAGCTGAAGATGATTTAGAATTAGATACTGAAGCTAAAGAAGAGTTAGAAACTCTAAAAGCTTTAGATGTTAAAGAAAAAGAAAGAATTTTTCAAGAATCTAAACTAGCTAAACAAAAAGAAGAAGAATTAAAAGAAAATAGATTTAATGAATTAGTGGGAACTCTTCAACGTGAAAAAGAATTTGCAGGTTATAAAATTCCTGAAGCTGCAAAAGAAGGAGCATTGAGAAATATCTATCGCGAAGTAAAACTTGCTGATGGAACTAAAATGTCAGAGTTTGATTACAGACTAAAAAATATTGTATTACAAGATCCAAATTTAACATTAGCTGTATCAGACATTTTAAATAGAATTGTAAAAGATTCTAAAACAGGTGAATACAAATTAGACTTATCCCATATTTCAGAGATAGAAGAAACTAAAGCTACTAAAAAGCTAAAAGATGCTATTGACAAGCTCAGCACAGGAACATCAAGATTTAAAGATTCTAGTGTAACAACTAAATCTAAAAATAATGATTGGGATCGCGTTGCGCTGTAATTATTAATTAAAACAAAAAAACAAACAATTATGAATTTTATTAACAACTCTGTCATCCAGACTAAAAAATATGAAGGTTTTGGTGGCAAGTTCTTTGATTCAGATATGTTGGCTGCTGCATATGATACAGGAAAGCCCCATATTTTTGATCAAGTGATGGGACAACTATTCTCATCTACAGACCAATTTGGAGGTAAACCTCTATTAGGCATAAACTAAAGTTGTGCCCTCATACAGTAATGTAGGAGTAATAACAGATTAGATTGCTGGAAACTCGTAAAGTTCTATTTCCAACGCAGAACCTGAAAAGGTAAATGTAATGGTGCGAAAGCAGAAAAAATAATAGAAATTAGATAAGGGGAAACCCTAAGTCCGAATGAATTGACAATCAGCAAGTAAATTTCTAAGATAAAATGAAATATACAGAAGAAACAATAAATACAGCTAGAGATTTATACAAAGAATTAAAGTCTTTAAGAAAAGTTTCAAGATTAGTAAACATACCAAGAAATGTATTAACTGAATTATTAAAAGAATCAGGAGCATATATACAACCATCTTGCAGAGATTTAAAACCAGTTTTTAACGAAGGTATTTTCAATAGCATTGATACTGAGGAAAAAGCATACTGGATAGGATTTTTAGAAGCTGATGGTTATCTTTCACAGCAAAATAGTTTAAGACTAGAATTAGCAGAAAAAGATTTGGGACATATTATTAAATTTTGTGTTTTTTTAAATTATCCTGTTAGTAGGATAACTTATAGAGGTGATAGAAATACATACTTCATTAATATAAGTTCTCTTAAATTAGCAAAGGATTTAAAAAAATTAAAACTTAAAGATGAAAAATATCCTTTAAAAGATATATCTAAGGCGTATATAAGACATTATATCAGAGGTTTTTTTGATGGGGATGGTTCTATATACGGAGTAGGTAAAACAAGCTTTAATACAAGTATAATTGCTAAAATAGAGTATTTAAAAAGTTTCTCTGAATATTTACCTTTAAGTATTTTTAAATATAGAAAAGTAAATAGTGCTAGTGTTGAGATCTATAGATTAGAAACAAAAAGTATTATTGAAAGTTTAAAATTATCAAAATATATTTATGATAATTCAACTATATATTTAGAACGTAAATACGAAAAATATTTAAAGTATAACATTTTATTAGGAAAGAACTTCAACGACTAAACTATCTGGGACCTAACTCATAGGAGAAGGTTCATTATATAGTCTAACCCTTTATGAAAGTAAAGGTACGCCAGAAGGACTTTGGCAAAAGGTAAACAAGTTGAGATAGATAATGAAATCTATCGTTGGAAACTTACAGGTTCATTGGAAAAAGCATTGCGTATAGTAGAAGTACTAGATTCAAATGATGCTTCTGGTGCAACACCTGGTATTAACCAACAAACCTTTCGTATTAAATTAGATGAAGGCTGGTATACTTATCCAGATGTAATTGAAGGTGAACATGATGACTACAAATTGGAAGTTCTTGAAGGACCTATCCAAGATGGTACTGGTTATATTTACACTGTGAAATTACAAACAGATTCTTATACTAAATTCTTACCACCTTACCTTTTGGAAGTTGGACGTGAATTTACTAAAGTGTGGACGTCAGTTGCTACAGAATTTAATCAAGACTATGGTACAATGCAGTTTGGTTCAACATTTGAACTAGAGTGTCAAATTGGTGCCTTTGCGAATGAATTTACTGTAACAGATAAAGCCTTGCGTGAAGACAATAGAATGATTGGTATGCCTGTACCATTCCGTGATGAAACTGGTAAAATTGTTTACAAAGACAAATGGATGATGGCTGCTCAAGCTAAATTGGAAGACCAGTTGTATAAAGACATGGAGTACCAAATGTGGAAAGGTGAGAAGACTACTTCTGCTGGACCTCAAGGTTACATGAAAAAAACTGGACCAGGTTTGCGTCAACAATTGCGTGATGGACATACTCATTACTACAATGGTGCATTAACAGAGTCTATGCTTCAAGATTATCTTGATGGTATCTTCTTTGGTCGTGTGTCTCAAGGTAAACGTAAAGTTACTGCTATGACAGGTTCTATGGGTGCTATTGCATTCCACAACTTGTTAGCTGCTTCTGCAAGTTCATTCTTGACAGTAGATACTAACTACATCACTAAGATTGGTGGAGATAGTTCACTTACACGTCACCTTTCTTATGGTGCACAATTTACCCACTATCAAGGTTTAAATGGTATCGAAGTAGATTTGATTATAAATCCTCTTTATGATGATACACATTTCTGTAAGCGTATGCACCCTGTATACACTAACAAACCAATTGATTCTTGGAGAATGACATTCTTGGATTTTGGACAAGATGATATGGGTAATGATAATATCACAATGCTTACTCAAAAAGACACTCGTAACTGGGGTTATATTGAAGGTACTATTGATATTAAAGGTAAGCCTAAAAAAGGTGGAGCTGTTACTAACAAAATTGCAGGTTGCGAGTTCTTCTCAAGTGGAACTGCTGGAATCTGGGTTAAAGATGTTAGTCGATGTGGTGAGCTTATCCTTGATACAGAAGTATAAGCAAATCTAAAATAAACTCTCCACAAAGAGTTAAAATTAAAGCTACATCTCCTTGGTTGGGGGTGTAGCTACTAAAAGAGCTAATAATCTCTATAAACTTATTATTAAAAAACAATAATATATGAGTCAAAAAGGAAAAGTTTATGTACAAACGGTAATTAAACCAACAGCAACAAAAGTTTCAGAAATAGTTAATGGTAAAAACCAGAAGCTAAATCAAATGAAAATTTCAAGAAACATTTATAATGTTTTTTCAGTATTACAAAGTGAAAAGACAGGAAAATTGAAAACAGGATTGAATAAATATGTGGATAATCCATATAAAGAAACAGATCCAAAAGATTTACCAAATAAAGATTTTGGTTTTGTAGTAGGTAAAGATAAAATCCTATTACAACATTTAAAAGAAATTGAATACAATTTACCATTAAATTATCTTACAGATGAAGCTGTGGATAGAGGTAAAAGAGGAGCTTTGGATAACCCTACCTTTTATCAAACTTTCAAATATAAACTCAATGATGGTACAACTATATTTGATTTAAACAATATGAATGATGACTTAGCTTATCATGCAATGTTAGAGTCAAAGTATTTTGCCAATAGTAAGAAAGAGTTAGATGAAAACAAGTTCCCATTTGCAATTCATTACATCTCGTTGGAAAATGAATCAGATGAATTGAAATATAAGAAAAAATATCAAAAAGATAAAGCTAAAGGAACACTTACATTTGGAGATTTAGCTACTCCTGAAATGCAACGTAAGTTTGTTAAAGTATTAGTTCCACAAGTAGGTAAAGGTAATTTAACAGATATTCAAGCATACAATACATTATCAACAGCACTTGAAGATAATACTAAAGGTGTAGATGGTATTAACTTTATTGATAAGTTTCTTAAAATGTATGAAGAAATTCAAACACCTAAAGGAAGAGAAACATTTGAAGCAAGTGTATTGTTACAAGAATTAATTAATAATAGAGTTGTAACAGAGAAACAAGGAACTTATACTTTTGTATCTAAAGACCTAGTAATAGGACAAAATAAAAATAAAGCAATTGATTTCATTCTAAATCCAGAGAAACAAGATTTGTTAGAGGAAATGGAACAAATTTTAAAAGCTAAAAAATTACAATATATTTAATTAGAATATGACAATAGAGGAATTACATTATGATTTAAAATATAAGTTAGATAAAGTTGACAGTTTAGATACTGATAATATTTTACCTGCTGAAATAGATTGGATTCTTAATGAGGCAATTAATCTATTTGTTAAACAGAGATATGATAGAAATAATCCTAAGAAATTAGGATTTGAAGGTAATCAAAAAAGAATAGATGATTTAAAAACATTAGTAGTTAAATCACCTTCTCAACAACCTGCTGTTGTACCAGTTAATGTTGGTAATAACACATATGAGGTAAAGCTATCTTCATTAAATTATGAATATCTATTTTTAGTTAGATTAACAACTAAACTTAATAAAACAAACTGTGGTTATAAAGTAGTATCACCTGAAGAGTCAGAACATGATGATTTAAATACAGTACTACTGAATGACCCTTTTAGGAAACCATCTTTTGAATGGCAACGTGTACCATATGTATTTGGTAGAAGTAGCACTACATTAGATGACCAAGGAAGTATTTATCTTTACACTGATGGTACTTTCACAATAACTGAAGTTTATCCAGAGTATCTTAAAACACCTAATAAAGTTTCACTTGGTGGATATACATATTTAGATGGGTCAATAGCAACAAAAACTGAATGTGATTTACCAAAAGAAACCCACAGAGAAATAATAGATATAGCTGTGAATGAAATTTCAAGAATTATAGATAATCCAAACTTCATGCAGTTGAAGTCTCAGAAACTGCAAATTAACGAATAATTAAAACAAACAAAACAATTAAACAATGGCAATTAATCCACGTGGCTCAAAACGAGCTGTTGAAAGTATTTTAGTAACAAAAGGTAATGCTGCTCTTAAAACAGTAAGTACAGCTCTAACAGATGCAAATGGTAACATTTCAGTTGCTGATGGACAAATAGGTGTTATAAACCCTGCTACATCAGTTACACTACCTGTAGGTGCTACAAAAGCAAATACTCCTTTTATTAAATTTGTACAAGGAACTCCTACATCTGCAAATGTACCAAGTTCTAGTACTTATCCATTCGTAACAAAACCTTACGAAGCTTCTGCTGTAATTGATACTGCAAAAGTACATAATATCTATGCACAACCTTATTCTGGACCAACTAGTTCTCTTACTGTTGTAGGAGCTGATTCTGGTGCAGGTGTAATTGTACCATTAGATAAAGAAAAATATACACTTACTCTAGGTTTTAGAGGACGTAGACAAGATGAATATGAGTCTTCTTTACATAATATTCCTGTAATGACTGTAGAGTATAATACTCCTGATTATACAACTTTAGGTACAGTTAGTCCTTTGGACTCTTTGGTACAAAATGTAGTATATCAAATTAATAAAAATTCACGTGCATTTGGATTTAATCTTCCAAGTTATGGTGGAAATTTACCAGTATTAGCTTTTGCTGTTAATTCAGCAGGTGGATCTGGAGTAGCAATTACAGATGCTGTAGGTACAGTTATTCCTGTAGTTACTGTATCAGGATTTACTCGTAATTATGTAATTACACAAGATTTGTTTGATACTTTGGCTGCTGCTGTAACTGCTGGTGCATTGTTGAATACAGCTACTATTGAGGTGGTTGATTTGTCAACTGCTGGTGGTGCTGCTAATGCTGACCAAATAGTAATTGTAGCTCTTGATGAAACTACTGCTTATGAGGATAGAACTCCTTTTGTAAAAGTACGTATTGATGTTGGTGCTGGTGAAGCTTTTGCTTCCACACTTACACTTGTTAAAGTAGGTTCTAAAGCTTATGAGGGACAAGGTACTTATCGCCAATGGAATATTTTCTATAAGAATACTGCGGGACAACGTAAATATTCTCAATACAGAGGTTTTGAAGCAATTAGAGTTGATTATCCTAGTCCAATTGTAGCTAATGAGAAGTACTCAGCACTTATTTTTGAGCACTATGATGCAAATCAAGTTTCTTTTGCTGGAACTTCTAACTCACCTCAAAAAACAATCATATTAGTACCTAATGGAGATACTACAACTAAGACTGCATTGCAGACATTTGTATCTAACTTCTTTGGTGTAACTGTTGTATTGTAATTTATAATAAAGGAAGGGGGGAAACCCCCTTTTTTTAATCAAATTTAAAACAAAAAATGAACGAAAAATTATTTATACCTTTAAATGCTACTAAATCCGCAGGTACTAATACTACTTCACCTACTGAAAGACCTAATAAGTCTATTGAATTAGGTAAATGGATTAAAAGATTTTTTGGTATTTCTTCTAATGGAGATCCTAATCTCGTTTTAAACCAACAAGGCGATTGGGTTGAAACTGCTTACGATTGGGTTATAGCTAACGGGACTAACTTATTAGATCACTTAATAAACATATCTAATCCGCATAGTGTAACAGCGTCACAAGTTGGGGCTTATACATCTAGTGAAGTTGATACATTGCTAGGTAGCAAGGCAAGTACTTCTAGTGTTGCAACAGTTCTTTTCAAGTCAATAACACAAACCATTGTTACGGGCAAAACTTTAGAAACATCTATTTACGCTATTCCGCTACCTACTGATGGATTGAATTATATGCTTAAAGTTTACTCACAAGCGCAGGTATCAACATTTGCTGGTTTAGGAATTACGCAACGTTTAAGGGTGGGTTCTTATGCTTCGCCAATAGACGGTCTTACAGGAGCAAACTCAATAGGGCAACAAACTACTATAGCAGGTAATGGCGTTGCAAGTGCAACACAATTTCCTTTATCAAGAAATTTTATTTTCAAAGGTGGTGCAAGTGGTTCTATTTATGGGATTAGTACAGCCTCAAATATACCTGATGATGCCAATAGCTTAGCAGTTTTTTCAACGTTAGCCTCTAAAGACTTTACTACACAGCATTATTTGTATGTAACTTTTAACCCTAGTAATATAGGTGCCGTTGTTACTCATGATCAAATTTATATAACCCTAATCAAAATATAATGGTAAGATTAATTGATGGAGACTCAGAAAGTCAAATAAGTATTGCAGATGCTAATGCATTACTAAGCGCATGGAATAAAGAAAGGCATATTTCAGAAATTAGCCATTTGCATGATGAGCTTTTCAATTCCATTTTATCGCAAAACAACTACACAAGTTTTGCAGAGCTTAACTCATGGGCACTAGAACCTAAAAATGATTACTACTCAGAGGCGAATGCAATAAGAGAGTGGTATCGTTCAACTTGGATGGAAATTAAAGCGTATTCAGAAACTGTCACAGAAGGAACGGCAGTAGAACCACAAACATTTATTGATAACCTTCAAAAATTCAGTTAAATGAGTTGCGAAAATGTATTGTTTATCAAGTTTGTCGAGTGTGAAGATTCATTTACATTCCCAATAGCACTTGTACCTAATACTGATTACGCATACTTATTAACTGACAAATTCGGAAACAAATACAAGAACACATTAAATTCAAATAGTGACGGTTCATTAACGATAAATAAATCAGACTTTCAAGAATTTACTTTTACTAGCGCAACAGGCACTAATTTAGAAACAATTCTTATTTCAAAAAATTGCACTATAATCGTATAAATATATGGAAGTAAAAAAAGAAAAAGGAAACGGTAAACTTCATTGGAGGTATTACAAGTTTAAATATTGTCCCTTAATAAAAAACTACAAATGAAAGATATTATTTTACATAAATTACACGATGATGCAGAATACATTTCTGGAGGGCTAACATATATTCTCTCAATGGTGTCTTTAAATATTCATTTAAGTACTTATGGAAGTGCTATTCTCGTTAAATTACTTAGTGGTATGATTAGTCTTGGGTTTACATTAGTAGTAGTAATTGCTACACATTTTTTAAAAAAATATTTAGGTAAAAAATATGGAAGTAAGAAAGACTAAATCTTTTATAGATTATCTTGAACCTATATGGCTAGATGATACAGGACAGGTTTCAGGTAAAAGAGTATTAGCAATAGTTTCTATTCTTACAGGTATATTTTTAACTGTAATAGATAATTTGTTTTATTTATACTTCATGAGATGGAATTTACAAGAAGCTAAAAGTATGGATTTATCTCAACTGGCAATGCTGATTGCACCATTGTTCTTTAATGGATTAGCTTTATGGGGAATTACATCTTATTTTCAATTAAACAAAGAAGTAAAAGAAAATGCCTAACGTATTTGAAAATATATTTATTCCTTTGAATGTAATATATAAGAAAGCTAGAACTATTAAAACAAGCCCTGTTGAAAGACCTAACTTTTCAGTAAATATGCTTGAATGGTTAAGAAGTGCTTTAACAGAATTAAATATTACACCAGGAAGTAATTGTGATTGTCCGCCAAAAGCGTATCAAATTTTAGATATCTGTAAAAATACAGATACTAACACTATCACTGTTACATATGAACCTCATTTTACATATAATTACCCTTTAACAATATTTACATCTTTAAGTTGTGCTACAACTTCAACTGTATTTCCATATAATACAAATCATTATAATTATGGAAACAGTTATACAACACAATCTGAAATGATTACAAATATTGATTATGTAACAATTTATACATTTTTGGATGGTATGTTATTCTCCGATAGAGATGTACTAACATTTCAAGTTACAGATAATAAAGGTAATTATTCTGAACCCTATTCAATTAATTTTTCTGATATCCCAACTTGCTCATGACTTTTACGTTAAATACTTTAGAAATAAACAATTGTAACACTTTCAATATTGTTGGAGAAATGTCAGTTGACACTTCTTTAACAGGAAGTTTTAATGTTACAATTACAAACTTAACTACAAATGAAACATCTTTACATGAAGATGTGGATTTTAATCAAACAGAATTTACAATAGAAATTGAAATTGAAAATACAGTTAATCTAACAGATGGTGTATATAATGTTTTAGTTTCTTATTATAATACCACACCAACATTAGAAGCTGAAGATAGTACATGTGTACTTTCATTATGTGAATTATGTTGTAAAGTAAAAAAACTTGCCACAAAAGTTGTTATTAAAGATTGTGGTAATTGTAATGAAGATAACAACAAAGACATTTTAAAATTTATTGAAGCAGATGCTTTATTATCCGCTATTAAATATGGAGGAGCTTGTGGTTCAATAACTGAAATTAATCAAAATATAGAGAATTTACAAGAATTCTTATTAAACATAAACTGTAAAAACTGTTAATATGAATACTGTTAATATGAATAACTGTGGTTGTGATTGCAACTCAATAGAGTTACCAATAGGTCCTAAAGGAGATCCTGGTACAAATGGTACAAATGGTACTAACGGAACTAATGGTTCAAATGGTCAAGACGGCACAAATGGTACTAATGGTACTAATGGTAGAGATGGTATTGTACTTTTAGTTAATGATACTGCTAGAACAAGTACAACTGGTACAGCACTTGAAATTGTTAAATCTTATACATTACCTGCAAATAGTCTTGATAATAATGGGGATATGTTAAAACTTGAAGCTTATTTAGATGTAAATAGTACTTCTGATTTATCAGTAGGTACATTTACAATAGGAGGTTATAGTGCTGTATTTTCAGTATTAGGTGCTTCTGCTGAAATAGCAACGAGAACTATATTCAATATTACAAGAATATCATCTTCTCAAATTACATTAGAGATAGAACAATATAATATACTTCCGTTTAATACTGTAAGTAATGCTACTTATAAAAAACTTAACGTAGGTACATTTGATTTTACAAATACCATTGATATTAAATTAAAAATAATTGATACTGTAGCTACTAATGGTAGTGTATCATTATTTAGAATAACTAAATACCTTATATAATATGCCTAAACAAATAGTATCTCAATCAATAGCACTAGGAGCTTCTTCAGGAACAATTTCTTTAGATGTTACTCAAAATATTGATTTATATATCTTAACAGGAACTGCTACACTATTATCCAATATTGTAATTGATGCTGATACATCTAATGGTAGTCCTTATACAGGATTACAATATGAATTCTTATATCAAGCAAATATAGATATTACAACCAACAATACACACTTATTTGTATTTGGAGTAGACTTGACACAAAAACAATGTCAAACTCAAAGTACTATTACAGCTACTTATAATGGTAGTAGCTGGGATGTGAGAATAATGCCTGATTTTGAAGAGACAGGTTTTATTAGTAATGATATGTTAGAATCAGGACCTAATACTAAATATGAAACATTAATTATACCTGTAAGTTTTGAAACAGATGAAATCTGTGACAATACAATATTTTTTGGTTATGATTGTTTTTTAGTTAAAGCTTTTTATACTGTAACAAAAGAAATTGAGGCTACAGATGATGCACTTATACAATTTCAATCAGCGCAATCTCCTTATGCTGTATATGACACATTTACAATTGCGGGTGGTACACCCATAAATGACATAGATGCTTTTTCTTTCACACCAGGTATAGATTTTAGTGCTGATGCGGGATTAAGAATTAAAACTCTTAAATCTACACCCGGAGGTAAAGCACTAGTAACATTAATAGTTTCTAAGTAATGACAGAATGTATTTCAACTTACAAAGTAATTTTTGCATGTAACTTATCAAAACTAGCTACTAAATACTATAAACAATTAGGTTTGGGTGACAGTTGTGCTGAAGATACATTATATAAAATAGTACTTATAAAAGCACTTTTAAAGACTATTGAATGCGAAGACAATACTTGTTTAACAGATGATGAAATATGTACTATAATTGACAATATTAAAAAAATATCAAAATCATGCGGATGTGGTTGTTCATAACAAAATATAAAGAATTATTTATTATAAGTATTCCACTTGTAGTAATAAGTATATTTTTAGTAATTCTCAACAATAGTGTTACAACATATACAAAAACAAATCAAAAGGAATTTAACAATAGAATAGATAGTCTAAATACAATTGTTAAAAATATAGATAAACACATTGAATCATTTGTAGTACAGGATAATAAATTAAATACTACAATAGAAAGGAAAGAGAAATCTACTTCAAAAATAAAACAGAAATATGAGAAAGATAGTACTTATACTGTTAATGCTTCAGATAAATATCTTGACAGTGTTATCACAAGTGAGCTTAACAAGAGAAGATAAAGTAATTGTTGCTAATACATTTTTAGAAAACAATGCACTACGTCAAGAAAGAGATACTTGTAATTCAATTGTTCAAGACTATAAACAAAAAGTAGCACTAAAGGATTCTATAATAGTCTTAAAAAGCTCTACAATACTTCAAAAAGACGGAGTTATTGCAGAGAAGACTAATCTTATCACAAATATAAATGAAGAGCTTAAACAGGCTAAAAAACAAACATTATTAACCAAAGTAAATAGTTATCTAATGATAGGTGGAATGACACTTTCATTTGCAGGTATCTTATACGTCTTAATTAAAAAATAAAAAAAAACAAAATGGCAAACACAAAAACTTACTTCCTAGACAACAGAGTTGTAAAAGCATCTAAATCAATTGAATCTTTAAAGAAATTAAAAGATCTTTTTAATCTTAATGATTTAATAGGTAAAGTAGCTCCTGCTTTTACTGCAACAAACACTATTGCACTTTCAGAAGTAACTGCTTCTACAAGTACAGGTGTTAAAACAGATAAAGTATTAGCTAAAAATGGTATTGTTGTAACCAATGCTACACCTGTAGCGGCAAATGCAACAGCAACTATCACAGCAGCAACTGTAGTATCTGGATTTATTAAATCTACTAGTGCGGCAGCAACTTCATTAACATTACCTTCAGCATCCTCTATTTGGACAGCTCTAGGTTCAGCAGCTACAGGAGCATCTTTTGAATTTGTAGTTGATAATTCAGCGGGTGCAAGTACTGTAACCTTAGTATTACCTGTAACAATAGCTGTTGTAACCCCTGTAATAACAGGAGGTGACACTCTTACAGTAAGTACTGCAAATAAAGTTGGAGTATTCAAATTAATAAAAGGAGTAGCTGATACTTATATTCTTAGAATAGCGTAAATAAATTTTTTATCCAAAAAACTTGGTATTTCAATAATTATTTTGTATTTTTGTATTACAAAAATTAAATATGACAAATAAACAGAAATTAATTAATCACGTAGATACTAAAGGTAAAGATAGAAGTTGGTTTGAATTAGCTAAACTTTATAACATTAAACCTGAAGGAACACCTTCACAAAGAACTAAAGCTGCTAATGATATTGTAAGAAATAGTAAAAAAAAACAGAACAATACTTCATATATTGGGAGTGCTAAAATAACTCCTAAAGTAGAAATTCATTCAGAATATGAAGAGTTTCTAAAATGGAAAGCAATGAAAGATGCTAAAGTTATTAAAAGTAAAACTAAAACATTCATTGAACCATATACTAAAGGAGACCCTAATAATGTATTAGTTATTGGAGATTTACACTCCCCTTGGATATTAGAAGGTTATTTAGAATTTAATAGAGAGCTTCAAGAGAAATACAACTGTGGTACTGTAATTTTTATAGGAGATATAGTTGATGGACACTCTTGGAGCTTTCATGAACATTCACAAGATGGATTATCTGTAGCACAAGAAATTAATAAAGCTATTGAGCAATTACAACCATGGTATTACACTTTTGATAAAGCAATTTGTTTGTATGGTAATCATGACTTATTAGTTGCTAGAAAGGCTAAAGCAGCAGGTTTATCAGAACTTTTTATTAAAGATTTTAACCAAATAATTAAAGCACCTTCCACTTGGACATTTACACATGAATTTGAAAAAGATAATGTAGTTTATATCCATGGTAGTTTTGGAAATGCTTTCAAAAGAGCTAAAGAAAGAAGATGTAATATAGTACAAGGTCACTTACATAGTGAATCATTTGTACAATGGTCTGTAAGTGAAAAAGATGCAATATTTGGATTGCAAGTAGGTTGTGGTATAGATAGAGAAGCTTATGCTTTTGAATATGCTAAACCTTTTCCTAGAAAACCTATTATATCTTCAGGAATTATATTGAATAAAGGTACTCTCCCTATAGTAGAGTTAATGAAATTATAAACATGAATGAATTTAACAACACATTTTATTACAGGTCATATTTACCAGATCCTTTTCTAAGCGCATTTACTGAAACTGTATTAGATGAAACAATTAAAGATAATGAATATAAATTATACTTTAAAGAAAATGGTAAAGAATTTGAATATAAAAAACACTTTACTTCTGAATCAGAATTAGTAGAAATTATATCAAATGCACACAAATTTTTAGACATTTTTAAACAAACAAAAGAAAATGAAATCAACAAGTAAATCAGCTTCAGGAGCAAAATTGAAAGTACTTAAAGGTACAGCTAAAGGTAAATCTGGTAACAAACCATCACCTTCAGGTAAGAAGATTAAAGTTATGTGCTAATGAGCAGTCATATTTCAGAAACAAAAGCACAAGAGCTTTTAAGAAAAATATTAGAAACTCTAAAGAAAATTAACAAAAAATAATGAGTTTAAATACATTTCGTAATAAGGTAGAGGAGTTACTCTACCTTATTTTACAAGAACTAAAAGATTTTAATAAAATTTTTAATAAAGGATATTATCAACCAATATCATCTACTGATGCTGATGCACCTAACAATAGTATTTATTATAGTACTACTCAAAGTGTATTGTGTTACAAAGATAGTCTAGGAGTATCAAATCCTCTTTATTAAGAATAAATAACTTACATTATGGCACTCTTACAAGAGCATATATATCACATTAAAAATGTGTTATCAAATGGACCTGTATCTGATGATTTTAAAATATCTGATGAACAGGTTTACTTTATTTTAAAGTATGCACGAGCAAAACTTATAAAAGATAAATTTGATAAATATCACTATATCAATATTGCTAACTATCAAACTATTGATTGTTTAAAACTTGAATTAGTACCTGAAATTAACTGTCCTTGCTTTACAAATGATTGTAAAGTGCTTAAAAGTAAGTGTGAATTACCTAGAGTAATTACAGGTAGAAATGGACTATTAATTCAAGGTATTTATGATTTATCTGGTAATGTTATAAGTGAAACATCAAAGAGTAAATTACAATATTATAAGTATTCTAAAACTAAACAAAATAGAGTATCTTATTATATATTAAATAATCATTTGTATGTACAAAATGCAGATAGATTAAAAGCTGTTAGTATTACAGCCTTATTTGAAGACCCTTTAGCTTTATCTTCAGGTTTAGGTGAATGTAATTCTTGTGGTGACAATGGAAGTTGTTATGACCCATATACTATGGATTTCCCATTAGATTTAGATTTAACTACATATCTTAATAAAATGACATATGAAGAATTATATGGTATTATGATGAAGATACCTCAAGATAATAATAACAATGCTAAAGATGATATTAAAGTATCACATGAATAAAAAATATACATTAACAGATATGTATACAAACTATCTAGAAGAATATCCTAAAGATAGTCCTAGATATTTAACTAAAAAGCAATTTGTCACAATTAGTAAAGACTTATTTGAAACAATAGTAGAAGAGTATATCTTTGAAGGATATACATACAGTATACCAAAATTAAATAGTTATTTTAGATTAGAGAAATTCAAACCTTCTAAAAGACTTATAGATTGGAAATCCACTAATGAAGCAAGAGTTAAATTTGATGACCCTGAGAAGATAATCTACTATAAAAACTTTCATACAGGTGGAGAGGTAGCTAGATTCACTTGGTTTAAATTTGGTACTAAAAGACAATTAAAAAATAAAAATCTATTTAAATTTAAAGCTTGTAGAAAGCTTAATAGAAAACTAGCACAAAGAATAAAAACAACTAACATAATCAGTAAAATATATAATTAATGAACTTTATAAGTATAAAAGCAATATTAGATGATGTAGTAAGATTTGTACCTCCTGATTCATTTAATGAAATGGAAATTATAGAGGATTGCTCAAAAGCAATGGATAAAATAGGTTACATATTACAATATGAACCTGCTGTTGCATTTGTAAAGATAAGTAATTATAAAGGTTGTTTACCTAAAGGTCTTGTACAATTAAATCAAATTGCTTATAAAACTAATTTCAGTATTACACAAGATGATGTCACATCTATTAGACAGTTAACTTCATTAGATGAAGAAACATATCCTAGTGATGGATTACCTCTTGCTTTATTACAATCACAATGGTTTAGAAGTCATTGGCAACCTCTAAGATTAAGTACTAACACTTTTGCAATGAGTGTCTTATGTGAAGATTGTGGAATAATCTCTTGTCCTACTTGTGAATATGAATATACTTTACTTCCTGATGGACATATTGTAACTAATTTTTCAGAAGGATTTGTATGTGTTTCTTATATGAAATATCCTACAGATTGCCATGGTGAATTTTTAATTCCTGATAATGAAAACTATAAAGAAGCATTAAAGAATTTTGCACTAATGCGCCAATGGGAAATTAGATGGAATATGAAAGAAGAAGGTTCTGAAAGATTATATATGAAATATCAATCATTATGGGGTTTATTTAAAGCAAAAGCAACTGCTGATATGAGAATTACATTAGATAGTCTTGAGAATGTTAAAAACATTAGAACAAGGTTAATCCCTAAGTATAACGCATTTAATAGATTCTTTGGTAATCTAAATAGTGGTGAGAATTTAAATGAAAAAGGTTTTAGTACAGGTTATATAAATAGATAATGACAGATAAAAAATACACAATATCAAGTCCTGTTAAAGGGTTAGTAACAGATTTTAATAAAATTAATCAACCAGAGAATACATATACCTTTGCGTTAAACAGTGTTAATGAAACTGTTGATGGTGATGTTGGATTTTTATCAAGTGAATTAGGTAATGACAAGTGTATTAATTTAAATATTAATGGTAAAGAATATGTTCCAATTGGACACATTAATTTACTTAATGATGAAGTTGTATTATTTTTATGTGCTGTTGATAATACTAATTCTATAATTGCAATTCAGAAAGATTGTAAACTACAAATAGTAGTTAATGAAGGATGTTTAAATTTCAATACAGCTAATCAAATTAGAGGTATATATAAAATACGTAAAGGTTGTAACAGAGTAATCTATTTTGTAGATTATAACAACCCTGATAGAAGTATTGACTTAGATGAAATTATAAATAATCCAACAGGTAATAAGTATTTAGACCAATATGGTAATTTTGATTGCAACTTAATTAAGTTAGCATCAGATTTTAAATTTCCTGTAATAGATTATGTAAGTACTAATAAAACAGGTGGTAATCTTAAATTAGGTGCTTATCAATTTTCAATTGCATTAGGTGATAAAAATCTTAACTTTACAAATTGGATTTATGTTACAGATGTAATTCCTGTAACAGATAGTGATTTTAATACTACCTTTCAAACTATTGGAGGTAATCCTTTATATGTTAATACTACACAATCAATATCATTACAAATTCAGAATCTAGATCCTAATTATGACTATATTAAATTAGCTGTAATTGAGACTATTTCAGGTGTATCAACACCCTATGTGGTAGATACTTTACAAATATATGATACTACTATAAATTACACTTATGGTGGTTTAGATTACAACAGTGCAACTAAATTAACACTTGCTGAAATTGCTGCACCTAGAGTTGTATTTGATACATCTAAAACTATTGAACAACATGACCAAAGACTTATTAGAGGTAATGTTAAAGAAAAGACATTTGATTATGCTAACTTACAGAGAGCTGCATGTCTAATCAAAACTACATATACAACTAAACCTAAAAGATATAATGATGTAGGAATGTCATCAACATCAGGTAATTACTATTTTGATAATAGAAGTTATATGCGTGATGAAATTTATGCATTAGGTATAAAAGCAGTATTTACAGATGGTACTGAATCACCTGTAGTACATATACCTGCTAGAAAAGCTGATGATAATTTACCTACAAATACAGACCCAAATGTAACTGCTACATTAAAGTTGTCTAATAGAAATTTACCTAATGGTTTATGGGATAAATCTGTATATACTGTAGTAGCATCAGAAGATGTTAATGGTGAAGCAATAGCAATAAATAATAGTACAGAAGTTTCATTAAATGATGTTGAACACTTAGGTTTAGCACTAGGTAATACAGTTCCTAGATGGAAGGTATTTAATACTGCATTAAGAACTTATTGTTCCAATGACTTAATGGATTCTGCATACAATACAGGTGTATTTACTAAAGGTGAATTAGCATACTGGGAATCTACATATAAATATCCTAAATTAAAAGATTGTAGTAATAAAACAGTATTTGGTAAATTTGATGTTAATGGTAATTTATTAGAAGATTATTCTGACACACCTATTAGACATCATAAAATGCCTGATACAACATTAGAACCACATTTCTTAAATTCTAATACTAATAATGGATGGATTGAAGATGATTTTATCTTACCGTTAGGTTTAGAATTTGATTTAACTCAATTTCATCAATTTATATCTAATAATTTAGCACCTGCTGATTTAGCTAAAATACAAGGTTATAAGATAGTACGTGCTAAACGAAATAATAATAATAAGACTATTATTGATAAAGGACTTTCCTTTAGAAATATGTTATGGTATTATGACAAAGATGCTAATCCTGTAAACTCTGTTAATAATTTAAGACAGTTTCAGACCAATGTATTTAACAGATATTTAGAAGTATGGAGAACTGGTGCGCCTTCTAATGTAAACGTAATTGGCTCACCTTTCTTTACTGTTGATGAATTATCACTTAAAAATGGTGTTACTATAACTCCTGGTACAGGTGTTCAAGGAGCCTGCTTAGATAATTTAAATAATGATTTCCAACAAGGTGATGTACCTGCTGCTAAAAGTTTCTTATGGTATGATTCATATAATGTTTCTTATCATGGAGCTAAAAGTAAATTTAATCAAACAAATCTCAATTCTTCTTTCATTAAGTATGAAAAGCAATTATGGGGTAAATATAATTTCTTTGGACCAGGTAATAAAGGTAATTCAGGAGATGATAAGTTATTATTTAGATTAACATCTCACTTTAACAATTTAAATATTGATAATAGTACTGATAACTTGATTAATGGTAATTATACCAATAACAATAAATACTTAGGAACTCCTTGCGTAAACACTACTAATAGAGTAGTAAATAGACAGAAATATCTTGAAGCTAATAAATTAGAAAGAAGTGGTTTAATGACACAATTTGCTAATGGTACGCAAGAAGAAACTTATGTTTTAGAATTAAATAAAAAGATAGATAATATTGGTACAGGAGAAAGTATTTTAAATGATACCTTATCTGTATGTGGTAGTCCTGAAGATTTTATTATACAGACACCTGATGAAGATGGAAATCCTGTAACAGATCCTAACTCATATTCAAGTGCTTACTATATCTCTTTAAAAGCTGTAAATAACAGTATTTATAATCAATTGAATAGTATTACTTACTATGATATAAGTAATGAGTTAATAGCTATTAATGAGAATAATGTAGTAGAATTTGGAGGTGATATATTTATATCAATGCTTTCATTCAGAAAGCTTCTATTAGACAATAATTATTATGATAGAAGTGAATATACTAACTGGAACACTGTAATGAGTTTTTATGGTGAATCTGAAGTAAATACAGCACTTAGACATATGAGATATGGTACAGCACAAGATGTATCTAAATCTCAGTATTTCCCTAAGTATGGACAAACTTTTGCAGACATGGAAAATTTATTATGGCGTAATGATTTAGTATATCAAGGACTCAGTACTAGTACTAGTGACCCTGATTATGTTACTAATATTATACAAGCTAATAAAGCTAATATAAATGAATACTTTTATAATAATGATTATAGTAAGGAACAGACTGAAAAACCTGCTTTTCCATTACCTTTAGGATATGATTACTGTAATAAATGTTTAAATAAGTTTCCACATAGATTAGTTTATTCTCAAAAGTCTTATCAAGAAGAATTGGCTGATAACTACTTATATACACTAGCTAATTCATATAGAGATATTCCTGCAAATGGAGGGGAGATAAATGACCTGTTTAGAAAGAGTGATGAATTATATGTTAAAACCTTTCAATCATTATGGAAGCTTGAAACTAAACCTCAGCAACTACAAACTGGAAATAGTACAATACAGATAGGTATTGGAGACTTTTTAAGTATACCACCTAGAGAAGTTAATTCTACTAAAACAGGTTTTGCTGGTGGACAAACTAGATGGGATTTAAATGTAAATGAATATGGTGCTTTATTTGCAGACCAATTACAAGGTAAAGTATTTCATTTTAGTGGTGAACTGAAAGAAATTTCCAATGAAGGAAATAGAAACTGGTTTGAAGAAAACTTACCTAGTAAGTTAATGAAACTATACCCTAATTATAAATACTATGATTCTACAAGTTCACCTTTAGGTGTAGGTTTAATTAGTACTTATGATTCAAGACATAAAAGATGGATTCTTACTAAAAAAGAAATTTATCCTATAGATACTAATACTACAACTTATACTAATGAGAAGTGGTATCATAATAATACTATTATACCAAATCCTTATGAAAGACCTGATTTATTTCAAAATTTATCATGGACACTTTCTTATGACTTATCAGAAGGACATTGGGTTAGTTATCATAGTTATTTACCTCATTATATGTACAATACTCAATCTAAATTTTACACTAATAAATTAGGTACAGATTTTAGTTGGGAACATAATACTCCAAATTATCAAACATTCTATAATGTTAAACATCCTTATACTTTTGAATTTGTTGTTAATGATAATCCTTTAGCAACTAAAACTTTCAATAGCGTACATTATATTACTAAAGTATCTGAATATGATTCAACTTATAGACAATATAAAGACATTAAATATGATACATTTGATAAGGCTTTATTTTATAATGATTATCAGTCAAGTGGTGACTTAACAATATTAGTTAAGAATAATAATGACCCATTTGCTTCAGTTAAAACTTTATTTGATGCTAGTCAAATCTATTCAGATAGAAATGAAAGAACTTGGAGTTTTAATCAAATGCGAGATAATACTACAATGGTAGTAGTTGAACCATTATTTACTAAAGATTGGAATAATTTAACATATCAGAATCAATATCCTATAGATAAAGTATCCAACATCAATGTTATTAATTACTTTAAATCTCAATTTGAAATGCAGAAATTTAGAGATAAATATCTTGCTGTAAGATTAAGTTATAATAAACCATTTAATAGAAAGATAACTACTAAATATTTAGTTACTCAAAACAAAGATTCTTTAAGATAAAAGAATTATTTATACAAAAAAGTTCATAAATTAATAAAAATTTCTTATATTTGCAAACATGAAAATTAAGTCAAAAAGTAAAATAAAAAAGACTCCTAAATTTTGGTTTGGTGGTGATGATATAGCTGCTGCTGGAGCAATGGCTTTAAAATCAGCTAATTCATTTGGTAACTCTGGTACTAATGGTTGGGATAATTCTCAAACAGGTAATTCTTTTGGTAAACAATATGGTGAAAATATGAAATCATCATTACCAGGAATAGCTACATCATTAGGTACAATAGCATCTTCAGAACAAAGTTCTGCTGCAAAAACAGGACAGGTGATAAACTCTATAGGTGATACCGCAGCATCTGCTGTACCTGGTTTTGGACAATATTATGGTATGATTAGAGGTTTTTCTAAAGGAATGCAGAGTGCTATTCCAGGTGATACTAAAATAGATCCTAAAACAGGTATTTCTTATACTAAAAAAGATAGTACTTTTGGGCAAGGAATGAATACTATTTTGGAACCAGCCCACTCACAAGCAGCTACAACATGGGGTAAAGCTGCTGCTGCAAACAATAGTAAAGATAAAGCTAAATATGCTTTTGAAGGAATAGGTGATATGTTTGGATTAACAACTATACCTAAAATGATAGCTAATGCTATGGGTAAAGATGATGATACAATGAATTATAATAGAATAAAAAATAGTGAAACTAGAACTAATGCTGATACATCTACATTTGCTTATGGTGGTGGATTAGATAAATATACTTTACCTAGTCATGCTCAACAAAATTCAGATGTACCTAATACACACTTGGATGGACAACCTATTCAAATAGATAAAAATGAAACAGTATTTAGAAAAGATGGTGGTAATTATGTATTTAGTGATACTCTCAAGAATACCACAGGTAATACATTTGCTAAAGATTCTAAATTAACAGAGGCTAAATTTAAAAGACCTTATTATGATTCTATTGCAGAATCTACTAAAAATGATGCTTTAGAGAAGTTGACTGTACAGAATGATATGATGAAGCAAATGCAAGAGATGAAAGAATTCTCTAAAAAGTTTAAATTTGGTGGTAGTATTCCTAAAGCTAAATATGGTTTTAGTAAATCTGATAATGGTTCAGGTGGTGATATTTATAATACAGTACAAGGTGCTAATGCATATCGTAATTATTTAGCTAAATTTAATACTGATGGTGAAGAACCTGTAGTTACTGATGGTAGTAATATAAATTGGGCTTCAAAAGGAGTATCAGATCAACCTATAGTTACAGAACAACCTATGAATTATAAACTACATAATACTCTTTATGATTATAAAAATAGTAAAAAAACTATACCTTCTGCTAATCCAACATTAACCACAGTACCCTCACAGACAGGACAGGGTACAGGTACTATAGATGATAAAAAGAATCCTAATAGATGGGGTATGGATGGTGATCAAATGCAATTAGCAGGTATGTTACCTAGTGTTGCTTATAATGCAGGAATGGCTATGCAACCAGCAGATAAAGAAAAAGCTTTATACAATCCTTATCAAGATAAAGTTAAAGATTTATATACAAGTAGATATTTTAATGAACAACCTATTATAAATGAGAATCAATTAGATTTTAATAAAGGTAGAGATGATATTAACAATAGTGCTACATCAGATCCTGTTAGAAGAGCTAATTTAATTGAAATGACATCTAACTTACAAAAAGCTAATACTAATGCTAGATTTGAAGGACAGAAGATTAATAATGAATATAAAGGACAATTAGGGCAAGTATTAGATAATTTAGGACAACAAAGAGTTGCTGAAGATAGAAGAGTTAGTGAAATAAATGCACAGAATAAAGGTAGAAAACAATTATTTGGTGCTACTGCTGCTACACAATCAGGTCAAGCTCTTACTGAAGCAGGTAAAGCTAAGAATCAAAAAGTAAGTAATCAAGTTCAATTATCAGCATTAAATAATATTTATGCAGACTTTGGTACTAAATATAAGAATATTGATGAATTTTACAGAAATGCTTCTGTTGATGAAATTCTAGCATATAAAAAATATATAACTAAGAAATAATGGGAGTAAATAGATACTATACAGCAGCTCAATTACCAACAGGACAGGATTATTTCAAGTTACCTTTTAATGAGTTATATACTGCTTTAGGAGCAAAGCAAAAGCAACAGGATGATGCTAGAGCTAAGAATGCTGAATTACAAGCTGAAGCAGATAAAGTAAAGGCATTACAACCTGACCAAGAAGAAGCTTTTGCTATTAATCAAAAGTTTAAAGATTCTATTGATAAATTATCTAATCAAGATTTAACTAATCCTGAAGGTAAAATGGCAACTAGAGCTTTAATACAAATGGGTAGAGAATACTTTGGACCTAATGGTAGAGCAACCGCTATTAATAATAATTATAATGCTAGAGCTTTATATGAGAAGAAAGTTGATGAATATATTAAAGCTAATAAAGATGTTGACCCGAAATATAAAGAATTTGCAATGAATCATTTTGATGAAGATTATAAACATAAAGGAGGTATTGGTCAATTAAACTCTAATAAAAGTTATAATAAATATGATACTGAAGATTTAGCTTATGTTAATGTTGATGCTGAATTAGAAAAAGCTGTAACAGGTATTATTGCAGATTCAGTTGATATAAGTGTTGAAAATCCTGATAATAAAGGATATTTCTTAAAAAAAGGAAGTAAACACGAATGGGTTAAATATGATGATGTTGTAGCACAAGCTACAGAAAAAGCTTTATCAGATCCTTCAATAGCATCACATGTTGGACAAGGTACAAAATTTGGATACTATGGTCAAAATGATTTTGATTTTAAAAATGCTATTACTACAACTAAAGACGCAAAAGGAAATATTATTAGAACTCCTAATAATAGGATAGGTTTTATATTTGATAGACTCGGACGTAAATTTGGTTTTGATAAAACAGGAAGTAATCAAGATTATACTAGTGACGCTACAGCATTATATCTTGATAAAAAGAAAACTGAGAATGCAATGCCTACATTATATGGTAAAACAGGTGTTGAAAGCAAACCTTCAGAAACAGGAACTACTACACAAAGTAATACAGAGAAACTTACAGGACATGTAAATACTCTAAAATCTATTGTTAAGGATTTTGGAACTACTGCTGTACCATATAACAGTATGACTGCTGAACAAAAACAATTATACACAAGTGGTGATTTTAAAGGATTACTTAAATCTCTTGAATCTAATCCTAATATTTCTAAAGAATTATTAAATAAATACAGACAAGACTATAATAATACAGTAGAATCAATAGATATTGCTAAACAAAAAGAAGCTGAATCTGAAAATTATGCTATTACTAAAGTTGGTTCTGATAAGAAATTTAAAGATCAAATTGATAAGTTACCTACAATTGATAATTTATCAAAAACTCAAATAATGGACGCTGTTACTAAATATAATACTCTTGGTGTAACTGATGCACAAGGTAATAGATTAAAAGTTGGTGATGCTGGATTTAATGAAGCTGTTGCTGCTAGAAAAGAAGCCATAAAATTACGTGATAAAAATCCTACATTGTTTCAACAATATAATAAAATTTATCAAGATAATCAAAAATATTTAGCGTCTAAAAATAAAGCTAAAGATGAATACTTTAAAGGTACTCCTGAACAACAAACTAGAAGTATTACTTATGAATGGAATATTCCAGGATTAGATAACGACCAAACTACAGCTTTAAGAAAAGAAGCCCAAAATAAATTTAAAGCTCCTGAAAACTGGGCTAATGTTAGATTAATGGGTAATTCTGATGTAAATGGTAAAACTTTAAATGAATTAATTGAATCTGGTAAAGTTGATAAAAATAAAATAGATGAACAATTAGCAACGTCTAGTACTGAAGTAACACTAACAAATTCACCAATAAAAGGTAATTTACATTCAGGTGAATTAGCATTTAGAATAGGTATTGTAATCAATGGTAAGCCTACAGAAGTATTTGTACCTACAGATGAAATCTCATCACCTGCAATTGATGCAATGAAAGCAAGTCCAGGATTTAAAGTAATGAATCATTATAAAGCTGCACAGTATGAAGGTTTAAATAAATATGAAAATATTAAAAAGTATTCTGAATCAGGACAAAAAGTAAGTTTTGATTATAAGAATAAATATCAACCTATTACTATAAATAATAAAAAATATAGTGAAGAAGCAGGTTTAAATATCTTAACACTAATCCAAAATGCAATTGAACAAGGAATGTCTCCTGAAGATATTACCACACATTTAAAAGATATACAATAATACATGCCAAATAATAACGAATTAAATCCATTAACAGGATTACCTGTAGGAACAAAAGTTGATGCAAAAGATATTAAATTACCAAGTTCTATAACCGGTAATATTGAAAATGCTGCTCAAAGTGAATTACTTACTACAGATCCTCTAAGTAAATATACAGATAGAGGAATTGATGTTGTACCAAATACAAATCTAAGAGAAAAGTTAGCAGATTCTCAGGGTGTATTAGAACAAGCTAAAAATAGTATTGTTGGTGGAACTTTAAGTGGACTTGCTACAGCAGTTCAAGACTTTTCATATATACCACAATTGTTTTCTTCTCATTGGGAAGAAAATGCTATTTCTGATGCTATGATTAGAGCTAAAGAAGGTATTGATGAAGAATTACCTATTTATACCAAGACAGATGGAATGTTTGATTGGAATGATGGTGCATTTGTCTGGAAAGCTTTAAAAGGTACTTTAGATAGTGCTGTTGGATTTGGACTTCCTGGAGGTGTAATAGCTGAAGGACTGGGTGTGTTAGGAAAAGCTGTTCATCTAGAACAGGGTGTTCAGAAATTAGGTAAATTAGCAACATTAGCTAAAATGGAAAAGCTAGGAGACTTATTATCTAAATCACCTAAAGTATATGAAGCTATGATGTCATTAGGTACAGGTTATGTACTTAATAGAATGGAAGGTACTATGATGGGTGTAGAGTTATATAATAAGGCTATGACAGAAATGCAAGCTGATATTGAAGCAGGTACTATTACTCAAGCTGAAGCAGAAAGAATTGCTTCACAAAAAGCTGATGAATTTAGAAATTGGAATACTATGTTTGCAATTACTGATGCTATTGGTGTACATGGTATTATAAAAGGTGATGGATTTACTAGAAATTTACAATCTAAAGGATGGGGTGCATTTAAAGAATTATCTGCTGAAAACCCTATACTTCAAGCTTTAAAAGAAGGTGGTGAAGAAATAGGTCAGAATATAATTCAAAGTGAAAAAGAATATGAAACTTATAAAGATTTAGGTTTAAACAGTAAGGCAATGGCTCTTTCTAATAAAAAAGATCTTGTTGGTAGAATTGTAGATTTTGGTACTTCTCAACAAGCTTTATATGAAGGTATGTTAGGACTTGTAGGAGGTTACCCACAACATTTATTTTCTAAAATAGCAAGTGGTGCTTATACTAAAGAAGGTATAGCTAAAGAAGAAGATTACTATAATACACAACAAAAGACTATTGCTGATACAGATGCTTATCTTAAAAATTTTAATGATATTAATCTTAAATATACTGAACTTAAATTAGAAGCTGAAAAAAGAGGTGATGCTAAAGCAGTAGAAGCTTTAGATAAAATGAGTTTTACAAACACTGCTATTAAAAATTTTAGCAATGGTACTACTGAACATTTAGAAAGAGGTTTAGATGATATAATTAATCTTAGTCCTGAAAAGGCTCAAGAGAGAGGATATGGTCCTGATTATGTATCTAAAGCAAAAGCATTGAAAAAAGAAATGCTTACCTTAGAAAATGATTGGTTACATACTTCTAAATATATAAATCATGAAGAAGTGTTCTTAACTAAGCAAACAGCTAAGGTTCATCAAATGCTTTATAATAATGAGTTAGAAAAATCTCAAGCTAAAGAAAATGAAGTTAATCTTGAAGCCAATAGACTTGTACAAAAATACAATGCTAAAATTGCTAAAGATTTAGGACATGATGTATTAGGATTAAGTTTTGATTTGAATACAATGGAAACTCCTTCATTATCTTCTAACTTAGTTAAACCTTATTATAATGAAATGATTGCTGAGTTAAAAGGTACTCCTGCTTATGATGATTACTTTTCACATAAAACCTCAGACTTAGAGACAACACGCCAAGCACTAGATAATGTTAATAATCATTATAAAACTATTACATCTTCAAAATATCAAGAAGCTGTAAAATCTCTTGGTGAAACTATAAAAGAAAAGAAAAAAGAAGCTGAAGCTAAAACTAAAAAAGAAGAAGCTAAAGCTAAACATAAAGAAGTTGTAGCTGAGGTTAAAACTAAAAAAGAAAAAGTAGCTGCTGTAGTAACACCTAAAGTTACTGTTGAAAAAACTCCTGTAACAACTCCAGATTTAAATACACCTATATCCTTAGGTAATATTCAACAAGAAGAAGAAATAATACCTACCCCTCTATCGCGTGAGGATATGTATTCTCAATTAGAAGACTTATATAATACACATGATGCATTACTACAATCAAGTAATCCTGACCAAAATAAACTTGCTGAAATAGGTGCTCAAATTCAAAAACTTGAAGAAGAAATAAATAAAACTGAAGCTACAGAAGCAACTTCTCAAGATAACAATACTTCTTCTAAAGAAGAGTTGGAAGCTAAAAAAGCTGATATAGAAAGAAGAAGACAAGAAGAATTAAATAATAGAAATATAACAGAAGCAAATACTGATGGGAAATGGGATGTTGCTGCTGAATATTTATTAAATAGTGGAACTAATACAGTCTTGAGCACAGATTATTATTTATTAGGAGTAGCGGGAGCCTTTTCCAAAATAACAGGAGTAATAGATAATATAAGAAACAAGTATGCAAAACAATTAGCAGATAATAATCTTGTTGATTTATCTAATGCTATAAGTTCTAAAATATTTGACAAAATTAATAGTGAAATAAGAATTGAAATAGAAAAAATTTATGGGAAAGAAGGCGCTGAACAATTTGATAAAATAGCTAAATCCCCCACAGGTTTAGTAAGTAGAATTGGGAATGAAATATCATCTAAAATTAGCGAAATAGAAGATGAAATAAATAGTAAAATAAATGCTAAATATGATGCAGAACTAAAAGCATTAGAACAACCTACATCTACTACTCAATCTGATATAGAAGCTAAAAAGACTGATATAGAAAGAAGAAGACAAGATAGTTTACATATTGTAACTGAAGAAGATTCAGAAAAAGGAGACGATATTGGTTTAACTGAAGAAAATGGTTTTTGGAAAGGAGATTATTTCAATGACCAAAATGTTCTTAAAGAAAGTTTTACAGGTACAAAAGAAGAAGTAATTGCAAAAATCAATGCTAAATATGATGCAGAATTAGCTACTTTAGAAAATAAATCTGAATTAACTCCTACTGAAGAAACTGTAGTTGTACAAACTGATGCACAACAAGAAGAAGTAACTGCTAATGAAATATCTCAGCAAGAATATACTGATGATACTAATGATGATGTAGAAGAAACTAATATTGCTACTGAAAACTTTGTTGAAAAAGAAGATTTAGAGGAAGAAGAATATTTCAAATCTGAATTTGGAAGTAATATACTTGCATATTTAAGTAGATTATATAATGGATTTACATCAAGAGAAGATATAGATAATTTACTTAATGAAGAATTAAAAGATAAATCTATATTAGACCCTGATAAATTTCAACCAGGAACTAAAATTACTTTAAGAGTTAAAGATAATGATGCTACTGATATGTATATCCCTGGTACTAAAGATAAAACTACTTGGGGGGAATATAAAATAGCACATCCTGAAATTAAAGTTGGAACTGAAGCATACAATAATCTTGTACCTATTGTTATTTTAGATACAAATGGTAATGAAATAGCAGATTTACATACTACAGATTGGATTAGAACTGAAAATATATTTGGCGATGTACAAGAAGATTCTATAAGATTATCTAAAATAAGAAAACATATATTAGCAAATAATGGTAAATTAGATTCTATTATTACTAGAAAGACTAATGGTAAGTTATTTAAACTTATTAATGGTGCTAAAGAAACTATTGCTAAAGCATTTCCTGATAAGAATTTACATATTGTATATAGTAAGAAAGGTGAATTAAAGAATGTGCCTACTAAGGTAGCTGAAGCTACAAATATGCAATTTGTTAAAGATGGTATTACTTATATTGTAGTACCTGTTAATAAAAACTCATACATACCGTTACCTTTACAACAAAAGAAAGTTAGTACTGAAATTGCACAAAGCATTACCACTGCAATATCTATTTGGTATAAAGCTAAAGGTACTGCTAGTAATTTAGATTCTAATAACAGAGCTATTGCAGAAGCAATATATACTGAAACAGGATTAAATATTACTCAAAATGAAGATTTAAGAAAATATGTTACACTATTTATTAACTCTTATGATATACCTGCTGAAATAGAAGCAAAGATACCTAAAGATAGTAAAGAATCTAAATTAAAAATATATCTTGAAGGTACATCTGTTAAATCAACAACACATTTACTATCTATTACAGGTAATACTATTGATTTTGGTACAGGTGCTAAATTTACAGGAAGTTTATTTCATTCTACACCAGAAAATGTAGCAAATGATTTAATTGGTAAATTAACTTCTCACATAGAAAATATGTATTTACATATCAATCATTCCTTACTTACTAAGGATAATGTAAAAATGCATATTATCAATAGTGATGGTACTTTATCAGATATTAATAATAATGGTTCTTATAAAGACTTTGTTAGAAATAATACTGAAACAAAATACTTATCACATAATATTGGTACTGAAGAAAATCCTAAATATGTTTACACTATTCAACCTGTAATTGAGTATGATACTAGTTTTGTAGATGATGCAAATACAAGAATAAATAATGAATTACAAGCTGAAAGAAATGGTACTAAAACAGAAATTACTAAGGCTAATGAAAATATTGCTAAAATAACTAACCCTCTTACAGGTGAAGAAATTAATATAGATAAAAATAGTTTTGATGAAGACTTTTTACCTTTAACAGATGAACAAGCTTCTGTTGTTGTAAATTCATTTAAAAATACTATTTTAGTACCAGGACTTACTGCTAATCAACAACAAGAAATTGTAAATGATATAGCTTATTTACTACAAAGAAAAGTGTTAGAAGCCAATGGTAAAACTATTAATGGTAGAGATGTACATACTGAATATAAGGCTTATTTAGAGTCTTTACTTGCAATTACAACAGGTAAAAGAAAAGAAGTAATTCAGGCTGTAATAGACAACTATAAATCAATAGAAAATATATCATATAAATATTTCTCTAAATTACAAGGTGTTCAGGTTAAAGAAAATGTAGATAACTTATTTAGTAAAAATGAAGAAGATACTAAAGTAAATGTAGATGAAGAAACTGATATTTCTAATGAAACAGAATCTAATTTAGAGAAAACTACTTTTGAAGATAGTTCTTTAACACAAAATTATAAAAATACAATTTCATCAAGATTAAAGAAGTTTTTATCTTTTATTAAGACAGGTGAAAAGAATTTTGTATATTCTCCTCAATTTGTACCTTTTGATGAAGTGTATAATACATTAAAACAAGTACTTTCTGGTGAAAGACCTAATTTTGATGGAATGATAAAAGAGTTAGAAAAGAATGTTATTTCTAAACCTTGGTTACAAGATGTAGTTACACAGTTAAATGCTGCTCCTGGTGAAACTAAAAATGATTTTGTTTCAGCTATGACATCACATACTGTCAATATGACATTCTTAATGTGGCAAAAAGATGCTAATGATAATTATAAATTAACACCTTATTCATCTAATAGTGTTTCTATTAGTAATATGGTAATTGATAACTGGTATGAAACTGGTAAATTAGCAGCAGTTGTTATAGATAAAGAAGGAGAATTAGTTTATAATCCAGAAGTAGTAGCAAGATATAAAGTTGCTGTACAAAATCTTAAAGATAAAAAATTAGAAGACATAACTGTTACTGATGTAGCTAATACTTTTGCTACAATTGGAATAGAGTTACATCCTGATGCACTTAAAACATTTTTAAGTAAAGGTTTAAGTGGACAATCTTTCAAATCACATCTTATTAGTAAAACAGGTATATTTGCTAATTTGAGTAATAAATTATCGAGCACAAATGATATTGTTACAGATAACTACTTAGGTGATAAATCTATCACTAAATTGGCTTATTTAGAGGCTAAATTCAATAAAAATGTTACAGATAGTTCTTTTAAATCAGGAACAAAATCTATTTCAGCACACACACTTAATAAACATATTACTAATCAAGTTAGAGAACTTAAAAATAATAGAAAGTTAGTAACAGACATGTTATCTATTTCTTTTAGTAAAGACAGTTCTTTATTGAAAGGATTAGTATTTACTGAGGTAAATGAAGATGTTAAAAATGAGGCTGAAAAAGTAACAGGTAGTAGAGAAGTAACTGTAAATAAACAAGGTGTTGTTATTGCTTCTGATGGACAAATTTTATATAATAAAGATAGTTATTTCTATCAAAACTTTAACTTTGATTACTTAGGTATAGAAGCTATTAAAGAGTTTGGTAAATCTAGTAAAGATGGTTCTGAATTAAAAAATCTTTCAGCAGCAGAACATGAGCTTATTAAAATAGGCTTATTTATGAAATCATCTCTTACTCAAGACTCTAAAGGTAACAGAGTAGCACAAATGTTTTATCCTACAATGAGTGATAAAACAACAATGATTAATATTACTACATTATTACATAATGTTACATATGGACTTGATGGTACTTTAAGTAATAAAACAGTAGATGCATTATTTGATGCTTTAGTATTACCTGAATATAATAGAATGGTTAATTACCATGGTGCTAAAAATATTAAAGGTTATGATAAAGGACATTCTTTATTCTACTTTTTACCACAATTAAATGATAGAAAAGAATTATTTCATGCTGATGGAACTATTAAAGATTTATCATCTGATAAAGATGCTTTAATTATTATTAAAAATGAAATAAGAAATACTGTAGAAGACTTAGTAAAAGGTAAATTGACTGAATGGGAAACTTATAAGTTTACTAAAGATGATTATCTTGATGCTGATTATATGAAAAATACAGCAAAGAAAAATATAAAATATGCTGCTACAGATTATGTTGTGAATTACTTAATTCATAATAGTAATATGTTTCAAGCTTTTATAGGCGACCCTGCATTATATTTTAAATCTGATTCTGATAACAATATGTCTAAAATAGAAGATACTTTTATTAATATTGGTAAAAGACTTGCAGGAGATATTGCTCCTGGATATGAAATCAATAATGCTTATAAAGATACATTTAAAGCAGCCATAATAGCTGATAGAAAAAGTGTATCTGAATCTATAGATTATTATACAAAAGTATTGAAAGAAAAAGGTGCAGAAGCATATACAAAAATAGAAGCAGGTGATGCTCAAGAATATACTACTTTAAGAGAACATTTAAAAGTAATGTATGGACTTGGTAAAATTACTGAAAAAAATTTTAATAGAATTAATGCTTTAGCAAATGAAGGAAAAGACTTATCTGATGCAGATTTAGCTTTAATTCTTCAACCAATGAAGCCTGTTTATGTAGCTAATAGAATAGAATTACATAATGATTTAAATAGAAGAATCTACATTAAATCTTCTTCATTTCCATTAGTACCACAACTTACAAGAGGATTACAAATAGATAATCTAAGAGTTGCCATGGAACATCCTACTACAGGTGTAGATAGAGTTTCTTTTGGTACTGCTGCTAAAGTTGGTGCACCAAATAATCAATTAAATATATTCGATGATAATGGAGATTTTAATAGTGTTATTGATTTTAGTCAGACTGAAGTACTCACTTTAAGTAGAAGTGGATTTAGAATTCAACAAGAAGTACCTTATGATAAAGAGAAAATAAATGTTGGTACACAAGAAAGAAAATTACTTTTTGTAAATTTACTTGATACTCCAGGATTTAATTATAAAGATAAAAAGAATATATCAGGTAAAGAATTGCAAGAAATTTATACTGATAAATACCACAAGCTATTTCAACTTCAACATAAGTCCTTAATGGAAGAATTGGAGTTTAATGAAGCTACAGGTAAAGTAAATACTATTAAATTACAGAAGTTATTAAAGAAAGAAGCTATTGAAAGAGATTTTCCTATTAATGATATATTAGGATTAGAACTTGATAGAAATGGTGAATTTAGAATACCTTTATGGTTATTACCAAGTACTAGTAGATATGAATCATTACTAAATGCTATTGTTGACAATAGAGTTAGAAAGATGAAATTTAATGGTGCATCTTTTATTTTAGGTTCTGAAGAAGGATTTAAAGAAAAACCTACTGTTGTTACAGGTGATGAGGCACAGGATAAAATAGATGAGTTATCAAGTGATATTGTATATACTGATTCATGGACAGGTAAATTAAAAGGTACTACAGAGCATGGAATGACTCAAGCACTTATTCCATTTAAATTTAGAGATTCAAATGGTGAGTTACTTGATATAAGTAAATACACGCTCAAGGATAAAAAAAATGGGAAGTTAATGTTAGATACTAACAAACTCCCTAAAGACTTATTAAAAATATTTGGGTTCAGAATTCCTACACAAGGGCTTAATTCTATGGCTCAAATTGAGATTGTAGGATTTTTACCTGTAAGTGCAGGAGATTTAATTATCACATCTAAAGATTTTACTAAACAAATGGGTAGTGATTTTGATGTTGATAAATTATATTCTTATATATATTCACATGTTACAGATGCATCAGGTGCTATTCATAAAATTACTAGTGATAATATTGAACAATTAATTAATTTCTCTAAATCTAAAAGTAATAAAAAAGAAGAATTAGGTGAAAAAGACATTCTTAAACTTAAACAAAAGTTTGAAATGTTAGCTTTACATAATGAAATTTTAGACATTCACCATGCAGTACTTGAAAATACACATGAAGATGTTAGAAAGCAAATGCTTTCTCCATTAGGGTTTGGTGATTTAAAAGATGGTAAAGATTTAGCTAATTTAATTGCTTCTTGGAAAAAGGCTAGAAGTGGTACACAAAGTTTTAATGGTTTAAGTGATAGTTATCAGAAACAGAAGTTTTTAAATGCTACAGATGGTAAAGGAGGTACTGGTGTATTTTCATTAGATTCGGTCTTTAATAGTCTTGTACAAGGTAAGGATTTACATTATATTATAGAAGATACTGATGGATTCAATACATTTAGTGTTAAGTTTGGTAACTTAGAATCTACAGGTTTTTTATCAGACCCAAAAACTTTAGATGGAAAAAAATATAAATCAGATGTAATTGCAGCATATCAAAGTGCTTCAGTAGATAATGAGAAAGAACAGATTCTTGATAAACTTAATATCAATAGTAATACATATGATGTGATTAGAATACTTGCACAATTAGGTTTTGATGAAGAAACTATTAGTGCGTTTACTAATCAAGATATTATAGTGGATTTGGTAAAAGAAATTAAATTACAGAAATCTTCATTATATGGATATCAACCAGATTTAGAAGCTACAATTATTGAACAATTAACAAAAAAATATACAGAAGGTATTGATACTAAAAGTGAATCTTTTATAAATGCAGTAACTGCAAAAAAGAATATCTCTACTAGTGAATTAATGTCTTATATTCAAAATGGTAAGACAAATGATAATTTTGGATATGCTGCTGCTCAAATAGCTTCTCTTAGTAAATTTAAACAACTTACTGAATATGGTAAAACTTTAAAAAGAATTCAAAGTGCTATAAATACAGATTCAGCAGGATTAGGTAAATCTTTATTTGCCTCTATTGCTAAAGAAGAATCTGTAAGAAATTTACAAAATACACCTGTTAAAAATGCTGAAAAGTTAATTGGTAATTATACTACTATAAATGGTAAACTAGAAATAGAACCTACTACTATAAATGGATTTGCTACTGTATATGGCTTATTTACTAATAATTCATTATGGAGTAAATACTTTCCTTATGGGCATGAAAACATTGCTAATATAGTAACTGAAATAAATAAAGTTACTTCTGATAAAGAAATGGATACTGCTCAAAAAGAGGAGGTTTATAAAAATGTATTTGGTGCTATTAAATCATACTTGTTTACAAGAAAAGATTTGGGTGTATTTGATGGTGATTTAAAAGCTAGAAGAGAATGGTTATTTAAGAATTTAGGTAAAAAAATCAATGAGTTTAAATTAAATAAAACTAAAATATTTGAAACAAATCCTTTCTTAAATAAACTTACAACTGAAACAGATTTAAAATCAGGTTTAAGAATACTTAAATATAATGCTGTATCACTAGAAAGTTTCTTTGAAGATTCTATATATGGTGGATTCTTAGATTTAATTCAAAAGAATACTGAAATTGCAGATGGTTATACTACAAGACAATTGGCAGATGATTTTGTTCAATATGCTTACTTATCAGGTGGTAAACAACAAGCTGTAGATTTTATTAGATATATTCCTATTGAATACTTGAATCAATTACCTTTTGCAAACAAATTAAGAAATATTAATTTTTCTGACACAAATGTATTAGACAATGTTCAAAGAAATGATAAAACTCCATACTACCAAGTATCTGAATTTGTTAAACAATATGTACAACATAATAGTAGAAAAGCACCTGAGTTTCCAGAAACTACTAAAGTAGAATATACTAATAAAGAAAAAACTCAATTTACATTAGCTAAAGATGCAATAACTCTTTCTAAGATGCCAGTATTTGTAAACTTTAATGATAAATTATGGCAATTTAACGGGCAAAATTACACTCAAATAAGTAAGTTGGGTGGTAAGTACCAAATAGGAGAATATGATGCTAATTCAAGAGGAATTACATCTATTGTTAGTAAACAAAATCCTAAACAATTAGTATCTGCTGATACGAATATATTCTTTAAAGCAGATAGTACAGGTAATGTTATAGAAAATACAACTAAAAAACCTTATGAAGATGTTATAGTTGCTAGAAATAGAAAATACATGCTTGAATCAGGTAGTATTTTAAATGTACTAGATGCTGTTTCTGGCTTATCTAAAAACCCTGCTTATAAAAGATTAGCTTCTGAATATCATGATGTTATTGCTAATTTAGATTATAAAATAGATATTAGATTATCTGATGTAAATGCATTTGGTAGAACTTCTTATAATATAGATGGTAAAGGACATGCTAAAATTGAAATTAACAACACTAAGGTTATTGATTCAGTTGAAGCTTTAGAAAAAACTATTTTACATGAAACAACACATGCTTTAACTAAATTCTTAGTTATGAAATATGAAAGAGATCCTGAATCTTTAACAGTACAACAACGTGAAATTGTTGGTAAATTAGACAAATTCAGATTACTTTATAAAGCTAGAATAGGTAATGAATTGGTTGATATAACATGGAATAAAAAGGAAAAAGGAATACCTTTATCTGAAGAGGAACGTAATTTTTATTATCCTGGTAGTAATCTTCAAGAATTTACTGCTGCTGCTATGGAAAATGAAGAGTTTCAAAAGTATTTAGCTAAAGAAATTTGGCAAGGTGAGAAATCATTCTTAGATAAATTCTTTGAATTAGTAAGAGATTTGATGAAATCTTTAGGTATTAAACCAGGTGAAGATTTAAATAAGTATATTTATAATGATGTATTGAATTTAATTAAAAGTCAAGTTCAAGAAACAGAACAACCAATTCAAAATAAAGAAGGAGTAGCAGAACTATTTGAATCTAATCCTGAATTAGCTAATGCTGCATATGAAGCTTTAGGGTTTGAAATACCTACTACTAAGTTAAAAGGTAAGAAATTTTATTATGGTGAACCTACTTTTTTTGATATAGCAACTGAATTAACTTCTGGTGAAAGAAGTAAGCTCCCAAGTTCTATTTTAATAAATAAACTTTTACATGGAGAATTTTTACCTACAATAAAAGATTCACAGATTATATTGGGTTTATCTGAAGCAGGTATTTGGAGACCTAACTTAAAAAAAATAGAAGCGTCTGGAGAAAATAAATCTACTTTAGCAAAAAAAGTAGGACATGAGCTATTACATTCTGTAACAAGTAATATCATTTTAAGTTATCAAAACTTAAAAGGTGTTATTGATTTTAACGATAAATATAATAAAGATTTTATAAGACAAGGTTACATAAAACCAGTAGATTTGACTAAATCTCAAATAGAAGCTTTAGATAATTTAGTTAGAATAAGAAACAAAGTTGTAGCTTATATAGAACAGAATAAAGATAAAATACAAAAACAAGATAGAGGGTTTGGTACTTATGATTATTTTATAAGAACAAATTATACTGAATCTGAAACAGATTTACATGAATTTATTTCTGAAGTATTTACAAACCCTGAACTAATAAACATATTAAAAGAAATACCTACAGAGGGTAAAAAATCAAATTTATTTAAAGATTTTGTAGATGCTATTGCTAAAATATTAGGATTTACTAATACTTCTATATTAGAAGATATAACAGCTTATTCAGAAGAAGCATTTTTTGCACAACCTCAAATAACCCCACAACAAAAACAACAAGCTCAACAAAAGTTTCAAGAATATATTGATGCTACTGGTAAACAAGATATAGAAGGATTCAAGAAATTTGTAGAACAACCAATTAATAAAGAGATTAAACCTAAAATAGATAGTTCTAAGAAGATTGAAGATTTAAAGAGAGGAGATATTATAAACTTTCAACAACAAGAATTTCTTGTAGAAAGAGTTAAAAATGAAGGTATTGATGTTAGAGATGTAAATACTGGAGATGTAGATTTTATCTCAACAGAAGATTACATTAATGAAACTCAAGAACAACCAATAGTAGAAGAAACTAGTTTTGAAGATATTATTGAAAAAGATTATGATTTTAAATACTTTGGTACAACATATGAAATAGTAACTACTAATGGAATAGCTACAGATGTACCTTCATTAAAACAATCTACATCAGAAACTAATACTAAGTTTCAAGAAAGAAAGCAAAAGATACTTGATGCTTATAATGAAAATAAAGATGTTGATAAACAAAATGGTAGAAAGTTTAGAAATTTAACTATTAATGAAGAATTTCATACTGTTGAAAAAGCACCTGTTGTTGAAAAATCTGAATCAGAGAAGAAATCTTTTACTTATAAAGGTAGAACTATTGAAACAGCATTTGAATTAACAGATGGTCAAAGTAATGCTTTAAAGAGTTTAATTGACTTTTCATCTAATAGTAGTACAACTAAAGCTATTACATTACAAGGTCCTGCTGGAACAGGTAAGACTGCAACAATAGGATACTTACAAAAATACTTAGGTGGAGATAGTAAATTAATTTATCTTGCTCCAACACATGCTGCTACAGCAGAATTAGCTTTTGCTACAGTAAAAACAGGTAATAAGTCATTACCTCTAACCGCTGCATCAGGTTTTAGAAAAAGTATTAATAAAGTTACAGGTGAGGAAGAAGCTTTAATGACTAAAAAGTTATTAGATAGATTGAGCTATGGTAACAATATCTTAGTAATTGATGAAGTATCAATGTTAAATAGTAAAGATTATGCTTTAATATTAGAAACAATTAAAAATAAACCTAATATTAAACTTATTTTTATGGGAGATATTCTTCAAATACCTGAGGTAAATACCAATAATCCTAATAAAAAGCAAGTATCAAGAGCATTTACAGAATATGCCCAA